TTGGTGGAGCTGGCGGGAGTTGAACCCGCGTCCGAAATTCCTACATCCTCTTACATAGTATGGGAAAACAAAGCATTACCATATAAATCAATGTGTTGATTGACACTGACTAACAGTGCTTAACAGTCGCTAACACTCTGCATGGACATTTTGTGGATCTTTTTTGCTGATTTTTAACTTAATGAACTGAGGAACGCTTGCGTCAATTGTAGTGTGATATTGAAATAAGGGGGATTTTCTATCACGATTATTGATTGAATAACTTATTATATCCTTCATAAGTAGCACAAAGTCAGTGGTGAAATTATATTCAAGTATCTCAACCATTTTTAAATGAAAGTGCCAGTATGATTGTAGATATTTTTTTATATCCAATTCATCCGAAAATTTTGTTTTTAAGAATAAAATATATTCATCTTCACCGTGGGTTGAGCACTGATAGAGTTTTTCAATATCTAAACGCTTTAGTCCATAAAGGTTGTGCAATAATTCTAATAGTTTTTCAATGCTATGTATATGGGTGTATAACTCTGTATAGTCATTAATTTCTTCTTTTTTAAATAGTTCAACTAGTTGGCACCAAATTAATTCTGCATTTTGTATGTAGTCCTTGGAAGCATCAAAATTATTATTAGTAGTTGAAGCATAAGGATAGCATTTACGATATGTAGAATAACAATTTTCAAATTCTAATTTTGCGTTCTTTTTTATCAAAGGAATGTCTAAAGATTCAAGATGTTGTAATGCTTCTATAGTGTTTTTTCTATGGGTATAGAAAAAATCCACTTTGTTTTTCTTTTCTGCTTCTTTGATTTGTTTATCTGTTTGTATTGTTCGATGAATATTATTGACAACTACTCCCAGTGGAATCGATAAAGATAAAACAGCTAAAGGAAGTTTACTAATGTTTAGGAAATTATTAAATCCTTCCGTATCGATTTGAACATTGTGACCATTCCATGCAACAAATCCGAGCAGAAAAAAACTAATTATTGGAATTGCCAGTGCGGCTTTGAATAATGGTTGATGCGTAAGAGGTTCAGCATTCATCTTGAATGCATTTATCTTGAATAAATAACCCATGTAAACAACCACAAATAAAATGTTAAATAAAACGATGCATTGATTGATTGTAAGGTTCATTTTTCTCTAAATTATTAATGATAAAGGATTTTTTGTTATTACATCTTCAAGATGCGTTGGCGCAAAGTGAGCATAGATCATAGTCATTTTTATATCTGAATGGCCTAAAATCTCTTTAAGAACAAGTATGTTTCCGCCATTCATCATAAAGTGGCTGGCAAATGTATGTCGTAATACATGTGTACACTGGCCTTCAGGCAGTACAATCCCCGCTTTAGCTACAGTACGCTCGAAAGTTTTACGGCACGGGGCAAACAATTGGCCTCGTTTTTTTGGTATCTCGTTATAAAGCTCTTTTGAGATAGGTATAGAACGTACCTTTCTACTTTTCGTATTTTTGTAAGTGATACGGTATGGCGTAACTTGAGAGCCTTCTAGATTTTCCGCTTCACTCCACCTTGCACCGGTAGCAAGGCAAATCTTAGTGATGATGAGAACGTGCGGGCTATTAGATTCGGATAAATATTGTAAAAGAGTTTTGATTTCTTCTGAATAAAGAAAAGAAACCATTTTTTCATCAACTTTAAAGGTTGGAATTCCTGCCAATGGATTTGGAAGCGACCAATGGCCTAGTTTTTTTAGTGTACCAAATACGGCAGATAGATAGCGTTGCTCATGATTTACTGTCCGTGGTTGTATCGGCATACAACGTCCATTTATATCCGGAATTTCACCCTTTAAGCGACCTTCTCTGTATTGGCTGAAATCCGCCGCTGTGATTTGTGCTGCAATCGGATTTCCCATACCAGCACAAATACCTTTCAATTTCGACATCATGCGGTCGGCATCTGCTAATGTTCGACCATATAGATCATGCCACTGCTCAATCAGATCTGATAAGCGTCGATTATCTTGCTTCTCACCCAGCCAGGGTTTGCCTTCCATTTCGCTGGCGATATATTTTTCATATGCCAGTGCTTCACCTTTCGTGGCGAATTTTTTACGAATACGCTTACCTTTCACCCCATTAGGGCGAAGATCGCACAACCATTCACCGCTTTCGATTTTCCGAACTGCCATTACTCACTCACTAAGTATGTGGCCACAACCTTCCCAATCAATTGCACATCAGATACGTCGCAATCAACTGGATATTTTCCCCAGTCAATCCGCAATTTGTTACCAGGAAGTAACGTCAATTCTTTGATGCTTTTCGTACCAGAATACTCAAGAAGGAACTTACCGTCCGTAACAGGGTAATCAGCGATATCTACGAAAAATCTCACTGAACTATCACTGATTATTTGAAGTTCACCTTTGTAGTTGGGGAGTATTGTCTTATCGAAAATTACGGATGCTTGGCGAACCATATCAGACCCTTCGATTTTATAGGCTGAGATTCGAGTGGTATCACTTGCCACCTGATCAAATCTAACGCCATCACCAGTGGTTAGCCAGTAGATAGAAGCTCCTGTTTCTAGAGCACAAAGTAGTACTAAATCAGCAGGAAAGTTGTCACGCATGATACGTGTACTTAAAGCACTTGGAGACATTCCAAGATAATTTGCTAACTGCATTCTGGATGTAAAACCATAAGCCTCACACACCCTTTCGATTGCTTCGCGTGCACCTGTCTTGATGTTGTAAGTTGTCATGTTTGTAGTTCGCAACTGTTGACAAACGACAATTTTAAAAATAATCTCTGAATTGTTTCGAATGTAGATATTGATAATTGTCGTTTGTAGATTATTAACAACTATTGTCACCAACGCTCATTAGTGACAAACGAATGAGGAATTTTGCCGTATGCAAACTAAAGCTGCAACACATTCAGAAAGCAGGTGGGTACCTCTGAAAACGTTTTGCGACAGGGTTGAAATAAAACTGCGCACGGGACGTTACTGGGTACACACTGGCAAACTCAAAATCAAACCTAAAAGCAAACCGAAAGAACATGTGTTTGTAGATTGGCTTGCGTGGAACAGTGAAAAGTAATCATCACTTTTAGTGATTTTGAGATTGGGATGGAAGAAAAACAATGTTTGATTACCAGACCTCTAAACATGCGCACTTTGATGCGGCTTGCCGAGCATTTGCAATTGAGCACAATCTTGAAGATGTGGCCGCTGCCGTTGGTATGAGGCCGCAGATCCTGCGCAACAAACTGAACCCAGCACAACCGCACCGCCTGACCTGTGATGAGCTTTTGGCTATCACGGATTACACCGAAGATGCGCGTTTGCTTGATGGAATGTTAGGTCAGATTAACTGCCTTCCATCCGTGCCGGTGAACAATGCCACAGAAGGCAACATGCAGTTGTGCGCACTGAGTGCCACAGCCTGTGTGGGCGCGATTGCTGGGGAAGCCGTATCAACTGGCCATATGACTGCCGCCCGCCGTACTCAAATTCTGGATCGTGCCCGCGATGCAATCCGTAGCTTATCCGTGCTGGCTTATACCGTTGAAAGCCGTATTCACTCTGCGCCTGTTCTGGCCGCTGCGGTGGATCTGGCCACAACCAACGCCACCGGCCTGATGTGAGGGAACACCATGAAAGCGTTTGTCACTTACCTGAAAAAAGAATCACCAGACATGCAGTTGCCGAGTGGTTCAACGGGATGGATAGAACTTCCGAACGGTCAGCGCTGGAACCCTGGCCACATGTACAAATTCAATGGCCAGCAGCCGCGTCGCCCATGGTGGCGTCGTCTGATGGGGCTATAGGGGGCGTTATGGCGATTAGCCAGGAACAGCAAAAGCGCGGGTTGGAGCATTGTAAAAGAATGCGTCTTCAGATCAACCCAGCCTACAGCGATGCGGGGGACTGGTGGGACAACTTGACACCAGAGTGGCGCGGCGTGGTGCTTCATGCTGCTGCTGTTACTTCAGGTGCCGGGGTATTTAAAGCCCACTTAAGCAAATGCTGCTGGCAGGAACTTTATGAACGTCTGGGATATCGGGACATGATTCAACTACGACGGGGTATTTCACGGGCGCGCTTAACGTTCGAAGGTTTCGGCAGTTTACGTGACAGCGATTTTTCAAAGCGCACCGCGAACCGCCCGATCAAAAAGGCACATCCAATTTATAGCAGTAGCGGGGTGCAGATGGTGATCGCGCCTCATATCGTCCATAAGTTCCAGCAACAGGGGAATCACTAATGACCATTATTTCCGTTGAGGGTAAATCGTTGGGGGCTGAACTGGCTGTGTGGGGTGTCCCGCATAATTACGCTGTAGCGTTTGCAGCGAAAAGCACCAGTAAGAATGGCCGCATCGCTTTGCATCCGTTCTTCTTCAATGACACCGAGCACATGACGAATCCGCGTCACTGGCTGGCGATCAATGCCGCTTTCTGGTGTTGCGTGTATCGCGAAGCTGAAAGCAAAGAAGCCCAGATAGAAGCGCTGGCGGGGATTCGTGCAATTTTCTATACAGCTGGGGCGCTGGGTGTTGGCGAGATAAAAGCGCTGATCCAGGAGTGGTGGCGGACAACCTATGAGCTTCACCTGATTCCGGCACCGAACTACTCAGCCGCTACAGTACAACCCACTTTTCACTAATTAACAGCCTGAATTTTTTGGCCACGGTTCAAGTGGCCGGGGATTCTTTTGCCTTAAGGAAACCAAAATGCACATGACACGTCAGGATTTACCCGCAACAAAATCAGGCACCGACCTGCTGGCCATGCTCACCAAAGCCACGCAGGAAGGTAAAGCCGCAGCTGCTGATCTGTGTTCCACACGTCTGGATAAGCTGGCCACCCATGCAGCCAATGAAGGTTTAAGCGCAGCGGAAATCGTTGAGTTAATCCGCGAAGAAGCCGCAGCGATTTGCAGCAAAGGCGGTGCGGCATGGCAATAAAAACTCCGCTTAAATGGGTGGGCAGCAAAGCCCGCCTTATGCCTAAGCTGCGTCCGCACCTTCCTGAAGGTAAACGCCTGGTTGAACCGTTCGCAGGTTCCTGCGCCGTCATGATGAATACGGATTATGACGATTATCTGATCGCAGATGTGAATCCTGATCTGGTTAATCTTTATAAGGCGATGGCGTATCACACTGATGTGCTGCTGAATGAGCTGGAGAGCCTGTTTACTGCCGGTTCGTTAGGTGATGAAGAAAGCCGTGCCGTTTTCTATTACGCCGTGCGTGATGCTTTCAATCTTTCTGGTGGTAAGGCCGGTTCTGAATCTGTTGAAAATGCTGCGCGTTTCCTGTACCTGAATCGCCACTGTTTCAATGGCCTGTGCCGGTATAACCGCCGAGGCCAGTTCAACGTCCCGTTCGGTAAGTACAAAAAGCCTTATTTCCCCGCTGATGAAATCCGCGCTTTTGCTGAAAAAGCGAAACGCGCAACGTTCATTACTGCCCACTATTCAGAAACGCTCGATTTGGTTCGGGACGGGAATGACGTTGTTTACTGTGATCCACCTTATCTGACTGAAAGCGATAATTTCACCGCTTACTATGGGCTCGGTTTTTCGCACATGGATCAGGGGAGGCTGGCGCGTAAGTTGCGCCGTCTGGCCAGAAAAGGCGTGCCGGTTGTGGCCTCTAATGCCGATCTGGAAATGGTGCATTACCTGTACGCCGGATTTGAAGCCGTTCGCATTAATGCCCCGCGTAGTGTTGGTGCCGCAGCTGCAAGCCAGAAAGTTGCTGCAGAGTTAATTCTGAAGTCGCCGCTTGATTCTATAGCGATGGCCTGCGCATGACTCCTGTCGCAAATGGCCAACATCATGCCGTCGATACCTGGCGGCGTGAAACGTTCGCACCGGGTACGCCTACAGACGCCACGATCACCGAGCGCCGCCTGTGGGCGGTTAATCCGCAGGATTACGAATGGCGCTCACAGTACCTGCATGAGATACCCGACTGGTTAGCCGGGTATTTTGGCCGTCGTTACGAAAAGCTTTTTTCTGGCCGTGACGGGCGTCGCCGTGCCAATACATTCCTGCGCAAAACAATCGGTGAGAATGTATTGCCACGTCTGCGCAAAGTGGCTGCGCGTTACTCGCTGGCCGCTGATGCTGCTGATCTTCCTTTTGGTAAGTCGCTGGAGCGCTTGCCGTCACTAGACCGTCCTGATCTTAAAAAACTGGCTGGCCAGGTATCTGGTTGGATTTCCCAGTCACTTTATGACTTCACCGAACAGTTTGATTCCGGCACTGACGATGCCAGAGAGCTGCATCGCCGCACCCTGGAATCTTACCGCCATCTTTGTGCCTGTTGCCTGATGCTGAATAACCAGCCGCCGTACTGGACTGAACATGAGGCCAATGAAGGTCAACTGGAAATGCGTAAGGCGGAATCCGGGATACTGCGCATGATGGCGCCGGAATGGTGGTACCTGCGTCTTAAACGTGCGCGTGATACGAAGCGCGAGCACATGGCCATTGCGGTGGGACAGGTGCAAAAAGCGGCCAGCGCTTATGTATCCCGCAAAACACTGGGCGAATGGATAGACCAGAAAAAGCGGAATCTGGAGTTCTTTAAAAAGTTTGATCTGCTGAATGATGAGGGGCTGCGCATTGCACTGGACAGCCTGGTGCACCGCAGCGTTGCAAATCCGGCGATCCGTCGATGTGAACTAATGGTAAGAATGCGAGGGTTTGAAGATATGGCCAATGAAGAAGGACTGGCCGGTGAGTTTTACACCATCACCGCGCCATCACGTTTCCACGCAGTGCACAGCAAAGGTGGCTTTGTATCGCAATGGGATGGATGTACGCCGCAGGATACCCAGCGCTATTTATGCGGCATATGGGCAAAAGCACGCGCAGCGATCTCGCGTGCGGGTATTCATGTATTTGGGTTTCGGGTTGTTGAGCCTCACCATGACGGGACACCGCACTGGCATATGTTGCTTTTTATGCGTCCGCATGACGTGGACACGGTACGCGATATTCTTTGCTATCACGCCAGAATTACCGATTCTGAAGAACTGCAATCTGAAAAGGCGCTGAAGGCGCGTTTTCATGTTGAAGCGATCGATCCCGCCAAAGGTTCGGCCACGGGCTACATCGCGAAATACATTTCAAAAAATATTGATGGTTTTGCGCTGGATGGTGAGCAGGACGAAGAAACCGGCGAAAACCTGCGTGATATGGCTAAGTCCGTTTCCGCGTGGGCTTCACGCTGGCGTATTCGCCAGTTTCAGCAGATTGGTGGTGCGCCGGTAACTGTCTGGCGTGAGCTGCGTCGGTTGCGGGATCAGGTGCTGACCGATCGCAGAATGGATGCGGTTCTGGCCGCTGCTGATGTCGGTGACTGGGCTGCATATACCCAGGCGCAGGGCGGTGCACTGGTTGCCCGCCGTGATCTGGTTGTTCGTCTGGCCTATGAAATTACGGAACAGGGCAACGAGTACGCAGAGGACGTACAGCGCGTACAGGGGGTTTATTCTCCTTTAGTTCCTGATTCAGAAGTTTGCACCCGTCTGGTTAAGTGGCAAAAGGTTGCGAAGTTGGCCGAAGCGCCAGCGGAGGCGGGGTTTTCTGGCGGCAACGCCGCCCCTTGGAGTTCTGTCAATAACTGTACGGAGGGGGGAGCCCGCAGACGGTTAAAACTGGAATTACGCAGTCGGGGTTTTGAGGGTTCCGATGAAGAAATAGCCATTCTCCTGCGGGGTAGTGGTTTGAGATTCGGTCAAGGGGCGCTGATTTACCGTAATGGGCGGCTTAAAGAGACTCAAAACGAGCCATTACAGGAGCTGTGGCCGGGGTGGGTGTAGTTGTGTAAGTATGTGAAAGGCATTCATTTGTCAGTAGATGGCAGGAAAAAGCACTTTCACATTTTGTGCTTAAATGTATACTGTGTTTATATACAGTTATTCTGTTTTTGGGAGGATGCTTGTGCAGGATTTGTTTTTGGAAACTATCGCATTGCAGCGGATTGCGTTGTTTACAAGGCTTATAGCTAAAAGTAATTGCACCGGCTGTGAGAAAGACATAGCACTTGCCTGGCTGAGCGAACTGACTTCAGATCTGGAAAGTAAGCTCGATGAGTATGAGAACAAAACCCCCAGTAATGGGGGCATTTCAGGCGGCGGGAGTCGCTTTCAGTAGGTCTAATGCCATCTGGCGCTGATCGGGTGAAAGTGCATTCAGTATTTTTTGCACCATCGCATCACCCGTTTTAGCGCTGGGGCTGAGAGTGTGGGAGAACGTCAGATTCATAACAAACGTATGGCCACACTCAACATCTGAACAGGCGCAGTAAATATCCGCAATTTGCCGGTGCTTCCTGTTCGTTTTACGAATAACAGCCTTTGAGCCGCATTCCGGGCATTCGATTTTCAGAACTCGCATATTCCATGCTCCAGCTGTTAAATGATGCCTGGATTTTAGCCTGTTTCGCCTCATGCCGCACCCTTATCCGTTGATTCTGTGTAACTTAAATCAAAGTTAAGGTGTAGCCTTTCCGGTATTTCGGGATCGTTGTTAACGGCCAGCATGAAACGGCGCTGGATGGGGGCTATTTCGCTTTTCTTGTAAATGCGTTCAGCCTTTTCAACATCCCCCAGTCCGGCAGTGTTCTGCGGGACAATACCGGCGAGGCCAGCAGGGAAACGGTGCGCGTTCAGAATGTCCTGGGCGCTGATGTTTTTGATGTTGGCAAATTCATCCTTCGCGGAAATATCCCCCATTTCAATGAATTTGATTGCGTCACCGTCTCCACCAGGAATGTTTACAAGGATGGTGGAGAAGTTACCGATCCCTTTGCTGTCACGCAGCTGCTGTTCAATTTCTTCCTCCATTTCGTCCGTCATGCTGGGATCGCGGGTATAAAGAATACCGCCAGTGTGCGCACCGTTGTGGTAATAGCGGCGTCGGAAAATGACCGCTTCACTGTTTAGTAACGCGGAATGCACGCCGCCGATGTAGTCCGGCAGTCCGTAGATATGCTGTTGCGGGTCATACATTTTGATGAAGATAATATCTTCTTCTGGCCATACCTGCGGTTCTCCTTCCTGTAACACCACGTAGTCACCGGGCTTATCCTGGGCGTTATCTCTGACTTTGCGGCGGCGAATATACAGACCGGGCAAGGGTTCAAGTGCGATCACGTCGCCCCAGCCGTTACGAATTTTGGCAATTGCAATATCCCCAAAGGTTATATAGTCAAACGCTGCCGCTTCCAGCTGGTCGTGAATAAGCCCGCCCCCCTGGTAGTCTGAAACAATCATGTTTTTGCGGGCGTGAATGATGCCGCCGTGCTGACCGTTAAGATTAATCAGCTGTGCGAGTGCCAGCCGGTCAATCGGCTGGGTGAAGTGATCGGCGGCATTGTCGTACCAGATATCACGATAATCTGTGCCGGTAGTCAGAACCGGTTCAGGTTTGCCGAATGTGATAATGCTCATCTTTTTTGATTTGTCGCCGCGCTGGTCGCGCTTAACAAAGCGTTTCTTTTTACTCATGCTGCCTCTTTCCTTACACCCCAGCGGGATTTAGGTTTGTTTTCATAGTTAAGGGGTTCGTTATGCAGACCGTGGGTAATCGCCCAGAACGCCTCCGCGTGGCCAGTATCCTGGCTGCGGTCAGCGACAAACGTCATGGCGTTGCCGCTTTGTGTGGTGGTTCGGCGCACAGACATAAAGCTGGCCGCGATCTCTTTCAGGTTTTTATCCCACTCAATACGCTGGCTTTCCACCACGTCCACCGCTTTCAGTACCAGTTGATTTTTAGTGTTCAGGTCGTAACGAATAGGGACGGCCACGCGCATGGCAAAATGCTGAATGTTGTCAAAAACACCCTGGCCAATGCCGGTAACGTCCACCCCCAGATAAGTGAAGTTGTATTTTTTGAACAACTGCTCGATCTGTTTTGCCTGATACCGGAAGTTCATGCCTTTCCAGTAAATCACCTTCAGAACGCGGAACTTCTCCACGGCGAGCATCGGTGGAGCGATGATGACAAAACAGGACAAATCACCGCTGCGAGCCGGGTCAAAGCCACCCCATACAGGTCTGTCACCGAATGGCCGCGCTGCATCAGGATTGTGATCCTGCCAGGTGTCGATTTCAACGCCGCAGGCTTCCAGATCGGAAAAGCTGAAAACGGAATCTTTGCTGTCAACGAACACGCACATATAGAGCATGTTAAAAGTGGCGTCGTTGTAGCGGTTGCGAAGTTTCTCGATGTTCGCCAGGTTGAAACCGCCCGCAATGGCATCTTCCATCGTAATGACGTAGCGCCATTGCCCATCCGGGCAGAGTCGCCCACCGTCACGCATTTCGTTAAAGGAAGGAAACTTAATGGCCGCACGTTTTTTACTGCCCTGTTTCCACTCATCGCCCGTCCAGAACGGGTACGCCTGGTGCGTTTTTGCCGATGGCGTTGAAAAATAGGTGGTACGCCACTTGTCATGCGTGGCCATTGCGCTGGCCACTTCGTTAAGTTTTGCAAAGTTTGGTACCCAGAAATATTCGTCACAGTACAGGTGGCCGCTGTAGGACTGGGCGGTGTTTTTGTTGGTGGAGAGAAAACGCAGTTCTGCGCCGTTGCTTAAGCGGATCGGGTTGCCGGTCAGCGTAATACCGAAATACTGCTCTGCAATATTCACGATGTAAGACCGGAACACTTCAGCCTGAGCCTTTGACGCTGACAGAAAGATTTGCGGATCGCCGGTCATCACCGCGTTTTCAAACGCTTCAAACGCAAAATACCAGGTTGCACCGATCTGGCGGCTTTTCAGGATGTTCCTGACAAGCTGGCCAATGTTATTGCGCAGGTGTTTCTGATATTCAAAAAGATGTTCCTCAGCCCATGCGTCAAAGTCCTCCTGCGTCAGCGAGGTAATATCGTTTTTCTTGTACTTCCGTTTGCTGCGCGGTTCGTCGTCATTGTTGTCCCGTGCAGTTGCTTGCCCGGAACTCTGACCGCTGGCCATTTTCTCTTTATGTTTATTACTCTGCGCACGCAGTTTGGTGGCATGAGTAATGAGCATGTCCATTTCTTTCAGGTCGAGATCGGTTTTGTTATCGCGGCTGGCCAGCAGCTGGTAACGGCGTTCAATCGCTTCCTCTGTGCTTTCAAAACTGAGCAAATCCGCCCAGCTGTATTTCTCCGCCCAGTAGTAAACGATCCGCGCATTCGGCAGATTTAATTCAGATGCGATTTCCTTTGGCGTATAGCGGCGCAGATAAAGTGCGCGAACAACGCCTTTTAATTCTTCAGAGTATTTAGCCATGCGGATAATTATGCCGTGGCTGTGATGAAAAAACGGTGGTGTTAATTCGTGTCCGTTCGGTAAAGCGTTATAACCGAACTGTTCAGAATAAAGCGTAATGCAGTGGCGGTTTTATTTGGCAATAATTGATTTGCAGCGTCAGGGAGTGGAACAGGGGGATATGTCACATTTAAAAACTGACTGGCTGTGTGTTGCTACTGAAGGGGATACCGTTGACGGCAGGGTAATTAAACGGCAGTGGATCATTGATATGGGGGAAACCTATGACTATAGCCACTATGTCGCTTTAATCTGGCCAGAACATGAGGATGATTGCGGAAATTTTGGTGAAGTGCTGGAAGCCACCTGGAATGATGGTGAAGATGGACTGGCACGGTTATATGTCAGCCTTTGCCCGAATATGCGTCTGATTTTCGCAAATCATGAAGATCAGCTTTTGTTCTTCTCCATTGAGCCGGAAGAAAACTGGCGCGGTAGCGGGCGTACTTACCTGAAAGGGCTGGCGGTAACAGATACACCTGCCAGCGTTGGCACCACACGGCTGCGCTTTAGTAGTCGGCGCAATAAATTAACAAAGCAGGGATATTACAGCTGTGTAATTTCCCATGACGGAAAAATTAAACAGGAAGCAAGAATGAAGAACTGGCAGAAACTGTTTGGTCTTAAACCAAAGTTTGAAGATGAAACGCCGCAGGATAATCCTGCCCCGGATGAAGATAAATTACAGGCGCTTGCCAATGTGGTTAACGATCTGGAAGCGCGTGTGGCGAAAATTGAAACTCAACTGAATGACGTTCAGGGTGATGTTGACACAATCGCTGAAGTGGTGGATACGCAGGAATTTGCGGCAATTCGCGATAATGCAAAAGAAATCGTAACCCGCTTTAACGATTTGGGTAATAAAAACCCCCGTACACCGGGGCGTACTATTAAAGATAAAGCCGGGAAATTTAATTTCCTGTAATTCGCTTTATTGCTGATTAGTCCAGAACATATTTTTAAATCGCTTAATTGCGAGGGAGTTTTATGCACCTTAATAATCGTGCGCGGGATTTACTGGATAAATATTCGGCGGGGATGGCGCAGCAGTTTGGTGCGCGTGATACCAGTCGATATTTTTCCCTGAATGACCCGCAGGAAAATGCGCTGCGTCTTGCGTTGCTGGAATCCGTCGAGTTCCTGAACATGATCACCTGTCTGGATGTTGACCAGCTGAGTGGCCAGGTGATCTCTGTCGGTTCTTCCGTGCTGCATACCGGCCGCAGCGAAAATGGCCGTTTTATTCGTCAGGTAGGCGTTGACGGTAATGACTATTCCCTGGTTGAAACAGACAGCTGCGCCGCACTGCGCTGGGATCTGCTTTCTGTCTGGGCAAACGCCGGTAAGGACGAAAACGAATTTTACAACCTGGTACAGGCATTCACCACGCAGGCTTTTGCGCTGGACATGTTGCGCATTGGTTTCAATGGTAAGAGCCGGGCGAAAACCACTGATCCGGTAGCAAACCCGAACGGTGAAGATGTGAACATCGGCTGGCATGAGCGTATGAAAACGCTGCTGGGCGGCAATCAGATTATGACGGATGCCGTGGTGCTTGATGAGGCCGGGGATTACAAGTCACTGGATGCAATGGCGTCCGATCTGATTAACGCCAAAATCCCGGCGCAGTTCCGCAATGACCCGCGTCTGGTTGTCCTGGTCGGTGCCGATCTGGTCGCTGCTGAACAGTACCGACTGTATCAGGCGGCAGACCGTCCGACTGAAAAAATTGCTGCGCAGATGCTGGGAAGTACCATTGCTGGCCGTCAGGCCATTATCCCGCCGTTTATGCCGGGTAAACGCATGGTGGTTACGCCGCTTTCTAACCTGCACATCTACACCCAGCGCAATACCCGTATGCGTAAGGCGGAGTTTGTTGAAGATCGTAAGCAGTTCGAAAACAAATACCTGCGCAATGAAGGTTACGCGGTGGAAGTGCCGGAGCTGTATGCGGCCATTGATGAATCCGCAGTGACGATCGGCAAAGTCTCCGAACCGGTGGAGGGCTGATAAATGGCACTTTCCCCCGCGCAGCGTCACAGCCAGCGCATTGCGATGGAACAAAAGCTGAAACGCAGCCAGGCACTGGAAACCACGGAAAGTATGCACCTGCTGATCAGGGCGTTGGAAACAGATGTGGAACACGTTCGAAGTCTGCCTACCATCGCCGATCGCGTCGAGTATAAACGCGATGTGCTGTTAATGATGAAACCAGTAAAACGCCTTTACCTTTCAACGGATGAAGTTCACCTGGTGGATGCCAGCCTGGTACTGGAGCTGAACAGCTGCGGCCGGGGCTTCATCACCGCAGAGACAACAACCGATTACACCGGAAAACTGGTGCGGCTGGATGTGGGGTATACCGATCTGCTTTTGCGCTGGTTTACGGGGTATGTGGAGCGATCACAGCCCGCAGAAAACGGTTTTCAGCGTCTGTTCATTCGTGAGCTGGCAGGTGTGTTTGAAAGGATGTGGCCGTGTTCGTTTCAACACCCGACTTTGCGAGAAATTGCGGGCTGGCTGGAAGAAAACAGCGGGATCACAGTCAGTGTGCCTGATGCACAGTACAGCGATACCCCCATCCCACATTTTACCCATAACGGTACTGGTTATCAGTTGCTGAACAATCTGGGCAGGGCGTTCAGTATCCAGGATTACATCTGGTACCAGTTGCCTGATGGTTCGCTTTACGTCGGCGGCGCAGAAAAATCATTGTTTGCCGGTCGTCCCGTAGAAATCCCGTCAGAGTTCAGCCAGGGGGCTGCTGGCGGTAACTCTGTGACATTACCAGTGATCCAGACTATGCGGCCAGGGGTGGAGATGAACGGTGAACGCGTGACTAAAGTTCACCTGACGAATGACACGATGGCGATCACATGGACGCCGAGAAACCGCGCAACGGGTAAACCTTTGCAGAAAACACCGGCGCAACGGCAGATTGAAAGCCATTACCCGGAACTGGCATCCGGGCTTCATTTGCCAAAGATGGCCAGAGTCGTGGCGCATTCAGAGCCAGTAAAAAGCGGTAACTTTGCCGATCCCTTCCGGCCACGTTACGCAGTGGACGTGCAGCTGCTTGACGCAGACGGAAACCCGGACAATCAGACGCCTGTTTACTCAGCGGTGCCGCTGCCGGTGCCAATGGCCGGGAATGATTCAGGTATGTTTCAGTTCCCGCCAGAAGGGACGCTGGTTGAGGTTGCATTCACGGGAGGCAGACCGGATAAACCCTTTATCAGGCAGACGCTGCCGGATGGTACCAGCCTGCCGGACGTTAAACCCGGTGAGCAATTGCAGCAGCAGCGGGAAGAAGTTTCCCAGCGGGTGACTCAGGCAGGAGACTGGGTAAGACAGACCGATCAGACCATCAGTGAAACATCGATGGTGCGAACGGTAAAGGCCGATACGGAACAGCGCGAACTGGTCAGCCGTGAAACCACGGTGAAAGCCACGGATAAAACTACGGTACTGGGAACCGCCACACTGCTGGCCGGAGCTATTCAGCAGGTAAGCGCCGGTGATTATAGCCAGGCGGTGAAAGGTAACAGACTGGCCAGTATTGAAGGAAACGAAGAAACGGACATAGCAGGACAGCAGTCCACTAAAGTGGGCGGTGCTGTAGCCGTGGAGGTTGGCGAAAGCCTGACAGAGAAAATTGCCGCACTGCGTAAATCAGTGGCCGCTGGCGGTCAGCAGGTCATGGGGGCAACTGTCCATATTGGCAGTGAGAGTATCAACGCCCTGACCATGATGCTGGATACCATTGATTTACTGGCAGATCTGGCGCAGCAATGCGCGAGCCATTCGCACCCCACCGTTGGGACGCCAACCAATGCCGCCGCGTTCACACAGACGGCGACGAAAGCCGGGCAGACCCGGAGCAAGTACCAGGGGATCATTGCTTAATGCTGGTATTCATGTGATAAGTTGAGACGTTCTGGACTTCCTGATGGCTGTAGCTCTGTTGTTGGGTAGCCCAGAAAAATTCGAAATAAAATGGGTATCAAGTAGTGGTAATTGTATGGCTTTTGCGGGTTATATAAACGCTATTGGCGGGTACGTCTCTGTTAACGAATGACATTGCGCCAATTGTCACGTTATCACCAATGGTTAGATCATCACCGATGATGCACGAATTTGCACCAATCTCCACATTGTCTCCGATCCTGATGGCTTTGATTCCCTCAACCGTTTTTAATCCAATTGTTGTGTTTTGTCGGATACGCACATTCTTACCAATCACAGCCTGGGGGCAAATGACTATTCCAACGAAATGATAAATTTTGAATTTTTCCCCTATCTGTGCCCCCAACCCAATATCAGTATTGTATTTTGAAACAAGTCTCCTATGGATTCTTCGCGCCCATTTCACTCTTGCTCTCCCACCCTGGCAGTAAAGGCAATTCGCTATTCTCCACCAACACATGAACCTGTATCCGGGCTGTCTCCAGCAACGTAGTATGATTCTTCTCCATGAGAATTTTTTACTGTTGCTCAGTATGTCCGCGCACAATAACTGCTTCATTTCCTCGTAGTGAGATATTTTGCTGCTGCTCATAAATTGTCCGTCCAAATAATCCTGACGGTTATCGTAACATGGGAATGGTCTGATTTTCTGCTAACAGCACAACACTAGGCTATGTGGTTCGGTCTGATAGTGGGCTTCTTCATCCAAAATGATTTAGTTGGGTTACCAACACAAATCTATTTCTCACATCGTCATAGGCGTCACCAGACGCATTTTAAACCCTTTAGTAACAAACCCTACCCCGCGCACCAAGTGTAAAAGATCCGAAGCGTGGCGTGGCGCTGGTAGGGTCATATGATGGCGAAATAAATCTTTCGCAGACAAAAACGGCGCTACACCGCACCCGCCTGCGGTTTCTGGATCTGGAAATTTTTTCAGTTTTATTTTTCTACAAACCAGACCGCCAGACCGCACCATTACTGGCGGCTTTGCAGATAATCAGAACTGAAATGATTGAAAAGAATTTCAGTGTTTTTCACTTTCATGGATCTGTGGAGGATCGAATACAAAATGTAACCAGCAGAAAAATAAGGGGAAATAATTTTTTTGTGAGTGGGAAGGATCGTTTTTGTTTTCTGGTTGTTTTCGTCGTAGAAAAGCCGAGGCCAGATTTAGCAAGGCATAGGGACAATTAGAAGGTTCATAGAAAACTGAAAAAACTGCATGCATGTCGTGGAAACTAGCGAGCTAACAATTGCATCGAAATCTAATTTTAATCTTGGAACTTGAGAAAACTTTTGTCAAATTAGTTGTCGCTTTTTAGTTGTGGATATCCTTCCGATGTTTACTTGGCAGAGCTTACATTAAGGCATTCGATATGACTGAAAAATTCACCGCAATTTTGTTAGATACGAGTATCTACGATCAGTACGGATTAAAGCTTGAGAAAGGACTGCTGGGTAAGCTTTCCCAGTTCAGCAGAACCCCGACAACGTTTTTGATACCGGATGTAATTTACAATGAAGTTAAAAATCATCTTGAAAGAAAAATCAAGACATCACGTGGCTCCCTTGAGAAAGCTTTCGAAGAAGCTGGCGATCATCTTTTTTTTGATGGAAGCGAACTAAATGATGCAAGAAAAACATTGATTGAAAGCAGAGAAGTTGAAGGATTAGGAAAGAGCAGATTAGACAGATTTGTTGGCGTAACAGATGCGAAGGTTCTAACTACAGGGGATTATGTTTCGGTACCTGAACTCCTTGAACGATACTTCTCTTCTGAAGCTCCTTTCGCAGATACAGGTAAGAAAAAAAATGAGTTTCCCGATGCAATAACATTAATGGCCGTCCAAGCCTGGGCTAAAGAGAATGGTGAAAATGTTCTTGCTGTAGCAAGAGATGACGACTGGCAGAGATTTTGTATTGATGCTGAGAATTTGCACTATGAACCTGACTTATCAAACGCTTTAGCACACTTCAATGAAGAAACCGCACCTTATGAACTAATTGATAACTTACAAAAAGCACTTGCTGAAGGACAAGCCGGTAAATTCTTGCATGATGTTGCTGTACACCTTGAGTCAACCTTTGAAGGATTTGCACCAGAACAAGAGGCAGATTCATATTTATACTGGGAGGCTGACGGATGCTCAGGTGGATTTGAAGATTTTGAGTTTACAGATAACCACTTCACTGTCATCGACAAGGATGAAAACTGGGTTGTTATAGAAGCATTTGCAGACATTTCACTTTACGCAGAAGGTGATTTCTCCCTATCGGTTTACGATTCATTCGACAAAGACCATGCTTACATGGGGTCAATTACCAAGCGAGCCGAGGAAACATATACATCCAGAATACTTATCACAATCTCCGGAGACTTATCAGGTTCTATAGATGATTTGACCGTTGACGATGTGGAAGTGATCGAGCGTCCAACGTCGATGGATTTTGGGGAGCTTGAATTAGAGTATGAGCCTGACGAGCAAGACTTGTAACAACTATGATTAGGCACTATCGCTGTCGCCATTTTGTCGCCAACTCGATTGCAGTTTCGTTGTAACTAATTGAATTTAATCTTTTTTATTTTCAGGCAACAAAAAACCCATCATCTTTAGAGCATGATGGGTTTATAACTTGCTTATTCTTTTTTTTCATCCCACGATTCAAGAATAAACATAGTTAGTGTATGTGCAGCATTGATGGCTAATCGTGCGTGTCGGGGCTTGAGATTGTAAATTTTTCGTCCTGCGCCATGAGCTGAACTCGCATGAGTTCTTAGCGAGCCGATACCATCGGTGAGAGAATATAAGCCGCTCAAAATGCGTTTTAAGTCCTCATCTTCTACCGCTTTAGTGTCAAGACCTAAATGTTCACGAACGGTCTTCCACAAGCCCTGCAAATCCTGCTTCGCAGGAATCGGTAGGTTTTCATCTGCGATAAAAATTTTAAATGTTGATTCTAATATATTACAGGCTGCTGATACTGCTTCTCTTGGGTCAGTATGCAAGTTTTCTAAAGCTCTTGCGAATTCCATTTCTACTGCTGGAGTATTACGTTTCTGGATAGCTTCTTTCAAGGAAAGGGATGCTAGTGATGCTCCATCAGTAATGTAACCGCCAGTCACATAGTTCAGCCCATAACGACCAAGTAGTTCCGGCATTTTTTTAACAAACTCGACTTTCTTTTTTTCCCACTCATAGTATGGATTGGCGGGTAACTCTGACTCCATATAGGTTTCGATTAAGCGACCAAGTAAAACTAATGGTTCATCAGATTCTTTATTAATACGCCTTAACCATTCGAGAGCTTTAACGTGCTTAGATCCTTCGGGTGGTTCCCCTGGCGCATCAGCATAGGCAAACAAACTATCCAAACTAGCATGGGTTTCAGTGCTAGCAACGAAGTCAGCTACAACAGATATTACAGGTTGAGGTATTGGCCGTCCCATATCTACTCCATCAGCGGGTCAATTTTGAACTTAGTGGACGCAAAGTGGACATTGCATAAAAAAAGGGACTACGTTTTCACGTAACCCCTTGTTTTAATTGGTGGAGCTGGCGGGAGTTGAACCCGCGTCCGAAATTCCTACATCCTC